AAACTCTTGTACCCATAATTCAGAAAACATAGTTGTGTATTCTGACATATCATAACCCTGATGGTCTAGATACTCCCAAGATTTTTGACCAATGTAATTTCTAAAATCTAGAAAATCATTGTCAGCTGTTAGTGGTGTTGAGTGATATGATCTTCCAAAATCTCCGTGTTCTTTTATAAATTTTTTTTCTCTTTTACGAGCATCAGCAATGTATTTATTGCTCGCTTTGTTTAATGACTTAATAAATTCTGGTTTTTGTTCTGACCAAATGGTTGTGTTAAAATAATTATTTATATACATTATCTAAATGGCTTTCCTAAATGCCAGACAACAAGACTATATCTTGTGCCTGATGTTACTGGTTTAACTCTATGCCATACAAATGAAGGGAATACAATGATAGAACCTTTTGGTAATATTTCTTTACATTGCACTCTATGCTTCGATTCATCTCGCATATGTGGATCATAGTTTCTAAAATCAAACTCTAATTCTCCGCCTCTGTATTCTGAACCATCTGTTAACTGACAAGTCATAGATAGTTTTCTAATTCTGCCGTGCTCTGGATTGTTAGGGTCTTTTCTATCATAAGGTTTGTTCCAACTATCACAGTGCCAATCATAGTATTGATTTAATTTATATTTTGTAAATTGACAAGCTTCACTTCTTTCCCAATCAAAATTCCAACCAGCGTTTCTATTTGCTTCATGAACGTATGGGTGTAATTCTTTATATATCCAGGTATCACTAAGCCATACCAGATCAGACTTTCTTTTTATTTGTATATTTTTAATATCTTCTTTATTTAATTCTTCTTTGTCATAGCCACCTGTTCTAGCCATTGATTCTTTCTGTTGTAATGCATATTGTATAACGTCATCACAGAATCTAGGTGTCAATGCAGATTTAAAATACCAATAATAATTAGATATATTCATATAATATAGTTTGAATGGAATTTAAACTATCCTTTTGATTATTGGTTATGTAATACATATTCGTTGATGGAAACATTATAAATTTATTATTCTCTAATGGTATATCCCAAGACCTACCTTTACGTCTATTATCTTCATAATCTATTCTAACCATACAATTTTTAACTTTAACACCATACAATAATGTAAAATCTGGTGAGTTTCGTAAATCTACAGGATCCACATTTATAAAAGGTTGTGATATTTCTCCAGGTTTATAGATGTTACCAAAAGTATCTTTGTTGATTAAATTAATATTATATTCAAGATTAATATGTTCTCTAATATATGTATTTAACATATCCCAAGTTCTTGAAAATGGAAATTTTATATTTTGAATTTTTGATTTTAAAATATCTTCTTGTAATCTATCTCGGTCAATGTCCCAATCTTTGGGCATTTTTACATCACCATAATATAATGCTATTTCAGATAATACTTTCTTTTGCATACCACATACCTTTTTAAATTATGCCATTCCGTCTGTCAAGTCCCAAGATTGGCCTTCTTCATTCCAAGAATAATTCCAAGAGTGTGTTCCAGCTGAGTTTTGTGATTCTTGTTCAGCAGTTAATGCAGGAGCATCACCAATCGGTGATTTCCAATTTGCAGTTGAAATATCTTTTACCCAAGATGTATATGGTTTTTTAGGCCAGAAGATCTGATCATCTTCGTCCCAAGTATAACCTATACCTGCATAGTTTCCTCTAAATGCTTTTGAGTCATCTCCGGAATTATGTTTGTTAGCTGATGTATTATAAGATGTTTGAATCCACATTTGCAAAATGTGCCATAATGTTTCTCCTTATATATTAATTTTAATTACCATTCAACTATTGAAATTTATATCTTATTATAACAATTCCTGAACCACCTGCACCACCACTAGATCCTGGAGCAGGCACTGCGCCACCTCCACCGCCACCACCAGTATTAGCAGTTCCATTACCACCAGGAGAACCACTTGGTCTTGTTCTTCCTACTCCTCCTCCACCTACACCAGCAGTTCCACCATCAACACCACTTTGGTCACCTGAACCACCGCCACCACCAGAAAAATATTTAGCACCTGAAACAGGGCCTGGTGTTCCGTTACACCCTGCAAAACCAGCTTGAACTACAAAAGAACCTGCTCCACCAGCACCTCCTGGAGTTGGAGAACTTGGCCCTGCAGGACTTCCTGCAGCTGCTGCTCCGCCACCACCAGCACCACCTGCTGGACCATTACCACCTGGATTTCCTTGAGGTGGACTTACTGGAGGAGTATTACCTGTACCTCCTGTTGGATTAGAACCTCTACCACCACCACCAGATCCACCTGGACCTGCGGCTACGGGTGAGGCACCACCGCCACCACCTCCTGTTGACGTAATTGTTGAAAAAACTGCAGGGTTTCCATCACTACCTTTATTGGCAGTAGCACCTGCTGGATAACCTGCACCTCCACCACCCACTGTAATTGGAAAACCTGTTGCTGAAATGGGTAAAGCAGTTGGTGTTGCTAATGGTGAAGTTTTGTCAGCCGCCATACAAGTTGCATTAGCTAATCTAAAACCACCTGCTCCACCGCCACCACCTGCGTCTGCTCCACCGCCACCACCACCAGCTACTACTAAATAATCTACTGTATTAGAACCAGCTGCATTACCAGCACATGATACGCAAAAAGTACCTGGTCCTGTGAATGTATGAATTTTAAAATTACCACAAGTTGTTATAGTCCCACCTGTTGCTACTAGAAATGAAGCACCTATTTGACCTGTTGTATCATCATTAATAAGTGACCAACCTTTTGTCGAATCCATAAAAACGAATGTAACTGATAAACCGTCTGTTTGGAGATCTGTATTTTCTGCTACTCCATCCATATTAGAACCATTTCTAGCTATTGTGACTTTATTAGTTCCAAATGTTCTAGCATAATCTTTTATTGCAACCACATTTCCAGCACTTGGTGATGAAGGTAACGTTACCGTTATAGCTCCACCTGTTGTGTTTACAAAATAACCTTCTCCATTAGCTGCTGTAAAATTAGCAGTCTTAATAGATGTTTGCCAACTAATTCCACCTGTTGCACCAAAACCTGTTTGAGATGCTCCAGATCCTAGAGTTACTGTATCTCCAGATGCACCAATAGTTATAGTGTTACCAGACTCTTTTATGATGTCTGCTCCACATGTGTTTTGTATTGTATTTACTTTAATTGTACTTGTCATAATTATTGAAATTTATACCTTATCATTACTATACCTGAACCACCAGCGCCAGCAGTTGTTCCTGGAGCATCACTTGGGTTTTGACCGGCTCCACCGCCACCACCACCTGTGTTAGCAGTTCCTGCAGTAGCTCCTGATGCATCTCCACCACCATTTGAACCTGTACCTCCACCACCAGTTCCACCTGTTCCTCCAGTTCCACCAGATCTATTTCCACCACCTCCACCACCTGCAAAATTAGTCGCTGGACTACCTTTTACACCTGGATTACTTGGACCTATAATTTGTGTTGAGGCACCTGCTCCACCATTACCACCATTTCCTGCTGGTGCGTTAGCACCTGATGCGGTTGCTCCACCACCGCCACCTGCGTGGTTTTGTGGATTGTTTAAACTATTTCCACCAGCATTTCCTTGTGGTGGACTAACGGGAGGTGTATTACCTGCACCACCAGGATTATCACCATTAGAACCTCCTGAACCTCCTGAGCCTCCTGCTCCACCAGTTTTACCTGGTGCTGGAGTTGGACCTACGGCTCCACCGCCGCCTCCACCTGCTGATGTTATAGTGCTAAAATCAGAATTTGATCCTTGCCTTGAGCTTGGAGCTGGATTGCTATTCGAACAATTTGAAGTTCCTCCAGCACCGACTGTTATTGGAAAACCTGTTGCTGTGACTGTTATACCTGTACCTGCATCAAGTGGACTTGCAGTGTAAGAATCTATTGGACTGTTTCTACCTTCTCTAAAACCTCCTGCTCCACCTGCTCCTCCGTGATTTCTTGCACCACCACCGCCACCAGCTACGACAACATAACTTACTTTGTTTAGTGCTGCACAAGGTGATACGCTACAAACTGTAAAAGTTCCAGGACCCGTAAATAC